GGGTTCCAAGGTTTTTCAAAAGATTTCACAAAGGAATCAAAGAAAAATGAAATCAATGATTTGAGAAAAATCATTGTTGAAAGAAACAAGAACAATAATAATTTAGCAATCTAAAATAAAAAAATAATATAAGAAAATGCCTTTTAATAGCACACTTATCACAAGCGCCCTAACACAATATGTGGATCAATTATCAATGGATCTGGTTAGGGAAATGGTTCTACAAGGTAGAACACAAAAATATATTTCAGTTCAAACTGGAATCAAATATGCTGATGCACTAAATATTATGACTTCATTACCTGTTGTTCAAGCAGCAGGATGTGGGCAGTTATCAGCAACAGGGTCTGTGACTCTAACACAAGCAAATCTTCAAGTTTGTCCTTTAATGATTGAGGAACAAATTTGTTTAAATGGAGCCAATTCACTTGAACAATATTGGGCAGGTAAATTGATGAAGGAAGGTTCATATTATGATGAATTAGAGCCAGTATCATTCGCCAAAGTTTATGTGGCTGATAAAGTTGATAAAATCCAAGGGATCATTGATGATTTAATTTGGGTAGGTGCTCCAACAGCAACATATTCAGTTGATCCTAATATGACTAAATGTAATGGATTCCTTTACCTGATTGATAATACATATTCATCATCTGTTGTGAATGTAGGTGGTTCTGGTAATATCTACTCAACTGCAAGTGGAGCCCTCACATCAACAAATGCAATTTCTGTTGTTGATGCAATGGCAGATGCACTTCCAAAGAATCTTTGGGATCAAAATGATTTGACTCTATTTTTGAGTTATTCAAATTTTAGAACATATGTGAGAGCATTGAGAAATGCCAATTACTTCCACTTCACAGCAATGGAAAGTAATGAAGGAATTGGATATTCAATTCTCCATCCTGGAACTAACATCCGCATTTTAGCAACAAGAGGATTGAATGGTTCAAATAGAATGGTTCTATCACCTGCATCAAATCTTTACTTTGGAACTGACTTACAGAATGATTATGAATCATTCAGGATTTGGAAGAGTGAGGACTTCAATTCAATCTTTTTCAGAGCACTTTGGAAGCAAGGAGTTCAATTTGCTTATCCACAATATGTAGTAAATTACAAAGGATAAAAAAAATAATTGAGAAGGGGATGTGAGAATTCACATCCCCAAATCAAATAAAAAAATAAACTAAAATAATGCCTTGTGTTTTAACTGATGGATATACACTGGATTGTAGGAGCATAGCAGGTGTGCAGGCTGTTTATATTGGGACTTGGAATGGACCCACTTTAACTTACACACAATCAACTGCAACAGGTAGCGTTGGATTGATAACTTCATTCAATAGTGGGACCTCCTCATTCTATAAATTTGAACAACCAATTGAAACTGGTTCTTTAACTGAAACTGGTAATTTCAATGTTCAAAATGGAACAGCATATTATGATCAAGTTGTGGAAATCACAACTCATAATACAGATCAAAATTTGATCAACAAAGTGAATGCTCTTGGAAGGGGCAAGTGGAGAATTATTGTTCTTGATGTGAATGGTAATTACTTCCTTGTAGGTAAGCAAAATCCTGTTTATGTGACTGGTGTTGCTGGTGGTGCTGGTAAAGCATATGGTGATTTGAATGGATTCACAATCACATTTACTGGTAAAGAATTTGATGTCTTGACCCAAGTATCTGCATCCGCAGCACTTCAAGTGATTACACCTCCTTAAAAATCATTCATATCTAATATAAAAGGGGGATCCATTTTGGATCCTCTTTTTTTTTGTTCATTGAAAAATACACTAATATTAGTAAAAAAATTATGTAAATAATTTAAAAAAAGTGGTAGGGGGGGACAACATTTCTAATATATATAATATAAAATAAAACAAAAAGATATGAAAAAGAAGGAACAAGAAAAGGAGGAGATCATTGAATCACAATTCCAATTACCTTGGCATTTAATTTATCAATGTAGGTTGAACAACAAGAAAAAAAAGAAAGAAATTTCAAAAAAAAGGGTAGGGGGAGACAACATTATTTAATATATAAAAATAAACAACACACAATGAAATTACAAGATTTGAATCCAAAAGACAGAATCCCAGATCAATATAGAAATCAGGTGATTCAAAAATTAGAAGAGTTGAATTCAAAGATTCAACAAATTAAAAATTCAAATACAGATACACAAAATGATAGAAGGAGTGTATATTGTTATGAGGTGAATTGGTTATTGGGTAATTACAAATATACAGATATCAATGGCACCTGTCTTATGAATGATATCCCAAGGATATACAATTTGATTGATAAGATAAATTTTTGGGAGAAATTCCCACACAACAAATACAGAAATATTTATATACAAAACTTTTTTTTGGAGGATATTGAATATTATGAACATCTATTAAAAACAAAGAATGAATTATGAAAAAATGTGCATACAGAAATTGTGAGATTGAATTTGAGGACAATAAAGTTTATTGTTGTAGGAAGCATAAGGAATATGAAAAAACATATAGAGACAGAGATAAGATGCCTCCAAAAAAATTGGGGAGACCAAAATCAATATGGAAATCTGTGAATCAATTGAATGATGATGATAGATTGAAATTGTCCAAAATAATGGGACAATAAAAAAATATATATATATTAAATGAATCAAGTAAAGAGATATGTTCCAGAAATTTTATTCAATAAATTGAGTGATATTCCATATAAGAATAAAGAACATCTTTTTGTTGTATGTGATATGATTTATAGACAAAGTGTGTTTAGGAAAAATGATGAACAAGCAAATGAATTTATTGATATCCCAAGGAAATATTTTTGTGATATTTTGGATAAGTATAAAAGATATATTGATTTCTTGATTACAAATAATTTGATTGAGTGTGATAATACATATTCAATTGTGAATGGTAAGGCTCTTGGATATAGATTTCACAAATCCATAATTTCCAAGATCATTCCAGTTGAAATTAGAAAGAAAACATTATCCAATAAAATTATCACCAATAGAAATAAAAGATTGAATTTGGTGTGTGATTCATTGAAGCCATATAGGGATCATTTTATTGAGACATTCAAAATTGATATTGATGGTGCTGAATCACATTTGAATGATTGGTTCAACAATGAAATGGATAAGTGTTTAAATATGGATCAAAAATTGAATGTGATATCCAAATACAATTCCATTTATATGAGATTGAGGAGTATTGCTGATGGGGACCTACATTTCAATAGAAATCAAACTAATGATAGAATAGACACAAATCTAACATCATTGAAGAGTGAGTATAAAAAGTTCATCACAACCAAAAATTTATGGCAAGTTGATATTGTGAATTCACAACCATTCTTCTTATGTTTATATCTATATTCATACTCCTCTTATGTGCGTGGATTTTGTGTGGATCAATATGAATTATTGAAATACAAAAATTGGACATCCAATGGAAATTTTTATGAGGAATTCAAAAATGAATATGAAATGAAATATTCAAAGGATATCACAAGGGAGGAAATAAAGGAGTTGATGTTCAAAATTTATTATTCAAAGAATGGTAGTTTTAAAAAGGAGAAGGAAGTATTCAAATCAATTTTTCCTACAATTTATACATTCATTGAATCACAAAAAGTTGAGAACCATAGTGAGTTTGCTATTAAATTACAAAAGATTGAGAGTAGTTTTTGTATTGATGTTGTATGTGAAAAATTAAATGAAATGGGAATTAAATACTACACCATACACGATGCCTGGTTAGTTGATGAAAAACATATTGGTGATGTGAATAATTTGATAATTGATTGTTTTGATCAAATGTATGGAATCACACCTGAATTAAAAATTGAAAAAATAAATTGAGATATGAAGCAGATAATTGAAATTGAAAAAGACAATAGATTCCCAATTTATCATAATGGGAAAAAGTATAATGAACAAGATTGTGGTGATGTATTTTTGGCATTTTATACTTGTATTGAATCATTGAGATATGATAATGCAGTATATGTGGGTGATAGAGTTTGGGTTCTGCCAGATGATACTTTTAAACACGATTGATTTGGATTGAGGATAGTGGTGATAAATAGATATATAGATTTATGTCTGTTTATCACCATTGTAGTAAATGTGGTTCATTAAAGGAAATGAACAAAAATTCATATTGTAAGAAATGCAGTAAAGTGTATTTCAAAAATTGGAGAATCAATAAAGCCAAATCAAAAAATATTTCACATAAGGAATTATCAACATTCATTGATAAAGTGATTGAGAATGAGTATAATGTTGAATTTGGTGATTTGAATGAAATCATAAATTTTTATAGTGATATCACAGATAATATTGATGAATTGAATGATTATCCTGTGAATGAACAAATTGTTGAGATGTGGAATAAAATATATAAATACTACAAAGACAATATTGTCCAAAAAAATATATAAACAATGTTATATCTAACTGATGGTGTGAATGTTCTCACCACAACTCTTTATGAAAAATCAACATTGATTCAACCTTACTACACCTGGCAGTTGATCAGGAAGGGTAGTTTTGATGAAGTAATATTTTATCAGGATGATTCAAGTTATGCACCTTGGTATTGGAACTCATTCACAATTTCAGTGGGAACAATATCAGGTCTAACACAAGGACAGATTGTAATTTCAGCAGGTGAATATACATATAATGTATGGGAAATGTCTGCACCATATGATTTGAGTTTCACACAATCAACAAATCTTGTTGAATCAGGAATATTGATTTGTAGTTTAACATATTCAAGTGATCAAAGTTATACAGGTAATGATGATACTGAAATTATATACTATAAAAATATGTGATAAAAATGGAAGAAAAGAAAATAATAGAGAGTTTTAATTTTAATTCAGTATCAATTCCAAGCCCAATTGAGAGAGTATCAAGAACAAAAAATTGGGTTGAGTGGGGTGATAATAATTTATATCCCTACTATCTAATTGATTTGTCTAATAAGTCAAGTCTCCATTCATCAATTGTGAAGCAGAAGGCTATGTTGATTGGTGGTGGTGGATGGAATAAACAAGATTTATCACCAGAGGGAATCCAATTCTTAAAGAACATATACAATCAGGATGATTGTGATGAAATCCTTTTTAAGATCAGTATGGACCTTGAATTGTATGGAGGTTTTTATTTAAATTTGATTTGGAGTAAAGATGGTTCCAAGATAAGTGAAATCAATTATATTGATCCATCAAAAGTTAGGATAGCAAATCCATATATGAAGGATGATGGAATATTCACTGAACAATATTTCATAAGTCAAGGATGGGAAAACTTACAAAAATATCCACCTGTATTATATCAAGGTTTTTCAACAATGGACAAATCACAAAAATCACAAATATTGTATGTGAAGGAGTATAGACCTGGCACAGAATTTTATGCCAGACCTGAATATGAAGCAGGTGTGAGATGGATTGAATTGGAATGGGAAGTATCAAATTTCCATTTGAATAATGTGAAAAATGGATTCCATCCTTCTGTCCATATAAATTTCCCAATTGGACAACCAAGTCAAGAGGAGGCAAGTGAGATCATCAAGAGATTGAAAAACCAATATCAAGGTAGTGATATGGCTGGTAATGTTCTAATTACTTTTTCACAAGATAAGGATTCAGCAGCAACATTTGATAGAATTGAATTAAACACAAGTGATGAAAGATTCATAATGTTGAATAAACAAATTCAAGAGGGAATCCTCAAAGCACACAGAGTAATAAACCCAGCACTTTTTGGCATTGAGACACCTGGTGCTCTTGGATCAAGAAATGAATTATTGGAATCATTGGAAATATTCCAAACTCAATATACAAAACCAAAACAAAGATTGATTGAAAAAACATTCAATTGGTTGAGAAGGATAAATGGCATTGATGGGGAATTTAAGATAAGTGTTTATTCACCTCAATTTAGTAAAATAAATACTAATATGGGTGATGTTCTACAAATATTGGAAAGTCAAATTCCAGCAAAACAAAAATATTATTTGTTGATTCAAAATGAATATGATGAAAGTGTTGCTAAAAATTTAACTGAATATGATCCTGAATTAGATACAAATGAAATCAAAGCAAATAATTTATCACCAATTGAGGAAGATGATAATGAGGATGAAAAAATGATTGTGAATGAGAATGTGAAAAATCTAACAGCAAAACAACATCAACAATTATTGAGAATCATCCGCCAATATAAAAAGAATCAATTGAGTAAAGAACAGGCATCCATATTGATCAAGAGTGGTCTTGGTTTATTGGATGCAGAAGTTGATGCTCTACTTGGGGATATCACACAAAATAATTAAATTACATATGATTGCTAATAATGTTTATTTCATCACAACTTCTTATATCAAAAAATATTATTCAGGATATCTTGATCAAAATATTGATGATGATGCATTAAATTCATTTATATTGATTGCTCAAAACATAAGGATTCAACAAGTCCTTGGATATAATCTTTATATGAAATTCATTGATGATATCAACACCACAGGTTCCCCACAAGGAGCCCAATATTTATTTTTGATGAACAACTTCATTCAACCAGCAACAGCATTGTGGAGTATTTATGAAGCAGCACCCAGTTTAGGATTCAAGATCACAAATAAGTCAGTTTCACAAAAATCAAGTGAATATGGACAACCTTCATCAAGACAGGATATTGAGTATATTAGACAACAATTATCAAATAATGCACAATTTTATTCCCAAAGGATAAGAGAATATATTACTAACAACCCTACTGATTTCCCAGAATATTTCCAAGTAAATGGTGTGAATAGATTGAGGGCTAAAAGGAACAATTATTTTGGAGGATTGTATCTCCCAGAAAATTATTGGTTTGGATCAAATGGTAGATATTCAGGACCTTGTGATGGTTGTCCAAATGGACAATGGTATATAAATGATTGATTCATAAATGGAAAAAGTAAAGACATTTATCACATATATGATGGTGAGTTTTTTTTCAACACTCACACCAATTAAACACATCTCACTAACATTAGTTGGATTGATTGTTGCTGATTTCCTTTTTGGAATTTATAGAGCCAATAAACAAGGTGAAAAAATCACATCAAGAAAAATGAGCAAGAGTATTGCTAAAATATTATTCTACAATATTGTGATACTCCTTTTGTATTACACAAATATTTATATCTTTGAGACAGGACTCCCACTTGAAAAATTGGGTGCAGGTCTAATATGTCTGGTTGAATTGAGGAGTATTGATGAAAGTTGGCAGTTGATATTTGGATATTCATTATGGGATAAAATTTCATCCTCCATTGAAAGAAGGGCTAACACATCCAAAAATCCACGCACATAAGAGGTGTATAAATTATAGATAGAAAGGTGGTGATTCAAGATATATAAATTATGAAAAAGTATTTGATAATTTCAATTGCTGCTGTGATTGGAGAAATTGCCTCTACTTTCTATATTACTTTTGTTGCAGATAAAAACCCAATAGGTATGTTTAGTTTTGCATTCATAGGTCCTTTCTTGGGACTCCCATTTGTAGGTTATATGATACAATCAAAAAATTGGAAAGACAGAGCAATTGTTGCTCTATCACAAGCAATAGGATATTTAATTGGAAGTATAATAACTTATTATTCTAATCAGTTAGCCATTCAAGATTTTAAATTTGGATAATGAGAATAATTCACACATATAAAATATGTAATTTATGTAAGAGGGAATTGAGTATTGAGGAGTTTTCATATTTGGAATCAAAAGATACATATTTGGGAAGTTGTAGAGAATGTGTGAATCAAAAGAAAAATAAAACAGGTAAGAAAAAGCGCAAGAACATTGTAAAACAAAGTTGGTTGAATTCATACATCACACTTTCAAATGGTGAAAAAGTCCTAACAAATAAAATAAAAGAATGTGATAAACAAAAATTTATTGATGAAGGATTTGGATTCATTTTTTTAGGATATGATCCAAAGGGAAAGAGTGTTTTGTAATATATAATTATGATTTGAATTGTTAGTTTTAATGTGTAGATAGCCAGTGTGAATTTCATACTGGTTATTTTTTTATTTTTTTTTTATCACCCCTCTTTTTTTGTAAAAAACACCGCATTATATTTTTTTTTAAAAAAAAGTTGAATATATAATAAAAAAAGATTTATTATGTATTTTGCTAACAAATTTGAAGAAGCGAGTTTTAAGGAAAGATTGTTCTTTGATAAACTCATTGAGGAGCACAAATTATTCACACCAGACAAATGGACTTATTACAAAACAAGTTATCTTGGTAAGGATCATTATGACTATTTTGCATTGAATAAAATTACAGGACAGAAATTCTACATTGAAATAAAGTTGAGGGATTGTAGATGGAATCAATATGTTTATGAGACAAAAAAACACAAATCATTGATGCAGTTAAAAAATCAAGACCCAGACAACACAACAATTTTGTATGTGAATTCAACACCAGATGGAACATATTTTTGGAAGATTGATGATATTATATCAAAATATAAGACATCAATAGTAATGATGAATAAAAATACAATGGATGGGAAATATGAAAAAGTGAAAAAAAGAGTTTATTTATTGGATCCAAATGATGCATCAAAACATTTAAAGTTTAGATATTTGGATAAATTTATGGTTCAATATGAGAATGATGAAAAAAAGAGGAATCAACCAAAATCAAGAGTCAGGTGTATATTTGATGATCTTGATCAAAATTGAATAAAAAAAATAATTATTAGATATGGATAATGAATATTACAAGGAGTATTACCTAAAAAACAAGGACAGAATGAGGGAGACACTTAAAGTGTGGAAAGAAAATAATAAAGAACATTTAAAGGAATATAGAAGGGAATATTACAGAGAATATAATAGAAGGAAGGTGAGAACAAAAAAATTCATTGATAGAATCCTAGCAATCAATTTATGTCTTGTTGAATCAAGATTGGAACAAAATTGGGAGGATGTGGAACTTTATACAAAATTGATAAAAAAAGCATTGGAGGAGGAATTGAAATTAAGAGAGAAGGACAAATCAAATATATAATTTAATGGAGATTGAAAAAAGATTATTGAGGGACTTTTTGGATAATAGTAGGGTGATTCCTGATTTTATTGATCCAAAACAAATTTCAAATAAGAATGCATTCTTTGAGGCTCAAAATCTTTTTTCAGTCCTCACACCTTTATTCAAAAACAGAATATTGGAACTAAATAGAATTGATGAAATGTTTTTGGATTTCACAGATGTATTGGAAAGATTGATTGAAATTGATCCATATGTCTCACTTGATTATTTGAGTATGATGAAAAATATTTTGAATTATTATGAGGGAATATGCCAATATGAAGAGGCATTTGAGGTAGCACAAAATATTAAAAATTTTAAGGATATAATAAAAAATATAATATTATGATGGAGGATAAAAAAAGATGGAGTGAAATTCTTGAAACTGAAAATGTGGATAGAAATGATATTGTTGTGATTCAATATAATGATTACAGATTTGAGATTGATGTATGGGATGATTTGATTTTGATGCCAGATGAATTGATTGATTTGTTTAGTAATGATAATGTAGAAACACAACCTACAAATTTATTTTTTGGTAGATTTGTGAGCAATTGTAAATTAAAAAATAAAATGATGAAGTTATGAATTTGATGATTGATGTAATTTATACTTTTGTTCTTGCACATTTGATTGTGAAGTTTGAACCAATACATTGGATTTTGGATGCTACAAAACCAAGTGGTGATCACAAATTGAGTCCAGTTAAACATTTCATTTGGCATATAATTGAAATGGTGTTGAGTTGTTTTAAATGTTCATCATTGTGGATTGGTTTTATTTTAGGTGGATTTTGGTGTGGAGTATTCACATCATTCTTTGCTTACATTTATCAACAAAGTATAGCACCATTTATAGATGGAATAAGATTTAAATGATTATGAGTAATACAAATAATAATTGGAGCACAATACAAAATATTGGAACAATGGATTATAGATTGCTCTCAAAACAGAATAAAGAATTGATGAAAGATATGGATTTGGTTTTGGAGTATATGGGATTCAATGATTGGGATGAAATGATCAAATCCATAAAAAGAGAAATAAAGATCAAAAAAATATTAAATGAGAAATGACTATTGAGGAGTATAATGAATTAGAAAGGGTAGCAAAGATTGTTAGACCCACACCACAAGATATCTCATCCATTTGGGATTTGTATGTGAAATTTGTTGATTCAACTGCACCATATCCAAATAATTCTGGTTGTTCAACCTGTGGAAATTCAGTTGTGAAATATTGGAGGAACCTAATGAATTGGTGGAATCAAAATAAACAATATCATCAAGTGTGATATTACAAATATTACAAAAAAACAGAAAAATTATATGGTAATTGAAAAAATTGATATTTCAAAAATAAAACAAAATTCAAAAAATCCAAGGATTATCAAAGATAATAAATTTGAAAAATTGGTGAAATCAATAAAAGGATTTCCAGAAATGTTAGAGGTGAGACCAATTGTTGTTGATGATGATATGGTTGTATTGGGTGGGAACCAAAGATTGAAAGCCTGTAAAGAAGCAGGTATGAAGGAAGTCCCAATCATAAGATTTAAAAATCTAACAGAGGATCAAAAGAAGGAATTCATCATTAAAGATAATACATCAAGTGGTGAGTGGGATTTTGAATTATTGGAACAGGATTGGGATATTGAAATATTGAGTGATATGGGGATTGATATTGAAAAAACAGATTTTGATGTTGATGAATTTTTTATTGATAAAACTGCGGATGAATCAGGTGATGTGAAAAAGAAAATCATTCTTGAATATACAGACAATGATTATGATTTGTTTATGGAGAACATAAAGAAATATTCTGGAACAAAAGAAGCAATAATATTAAAATTACTTGAAGGTGAATGATTGTATATTTAGCAGGTGTGAAGAGTTTAGTAGGACAATTGAATTCACCACAAGGGAAATCAATTTTAAATGATACTTGGATATTGAGTTCATTTGTTGAATGGAGGAGATCAAGAACAATTAGTGAATTTGTAATGGGTGATAAACACATTTTGGATAGTGGTGCTTACTCAACATTCAAAGATATTGAAAGTGCCAAGAAATTGGATTGGGATCAATATGTGAAGGATTATATAAATTTCATAAAAACAACAGACCAAAAATTATTCTTTGAATTGGATATTGATTCAGTAGTTGGTTTAAAGAAGGTTGAATATTACAGAGATAAGATGACTGATGTGATTGGGAGACAACCAATACCTGTATGGCATTCAAATAGAGGATGGGAATATTATTTAAAGATGTGTGAGGAATTCCCATATGTCTCAATTGGAACAACAACAGCAACCAATGATGGTGTGTTGATGAGAAAACAACCAATGATATTAAAAAAATTCATTGATGAAGCACATAAGAAAAATGCTAAAATACACGGATTGGGATTCACACATACAAGTTTATTACCCAAATTAAATTTTGATTCAGTTGATTCAACAACTTGGGCTGGTTCAAAATATGGGCGCATATACAGATTCACAGGTATTGGGATCAAGGATTGTAGCAATCCAAATAAAGCAGCAAATAAAAAATTAAAAGGTAAGACAAGTGAATATCACTTATCAAATTTTTTGGAATGGTTGAAATATCAACAATGGGCAGAAAAAAATTTATGAGATATGAAAAATAAAGCATTGGTAATTTTTTCAGGAGGACAAGATAGCACAACTTGTTTATATTGGGCATTACAAAGATATGATATTGTTGAAGCCATAACTTTTGCTTATGGACAAAAACACAATATTGAAATTGAATGTAGTCAGGAAATTTGTAAGAGGGAAGGTGTGAAGCAAACAATAATAGACATATCATTCTTAAATACAATTGTTGATAGTGCCTTAACATCAAATGGTGATGTGAATGTATTAAATGATAAAGGATTACCAGCATCATTTGTTCCAAATAGGAATCAATTGTTCATTACATTAGCACACTCCTACTTACAAAAAATTGGTGGTGGTGATTTGATCACAGGTGTGTGTGAGACAGATTATTCAGGATATCCTGATTGTAGGAGGAATTTTATTGATTTGATTGAACAGGCTACAAATGTAGGTAGTGAAACTTATATTCAAATAATAACTCCATTGATGTATTTGGATAAAGCAGAAACATTCAAATTAGCAGATGATATTGGATATTTAAATGAAGTGATTGAATTGAGTCATACTTGCTATAATGGTAATAGAGAAATATTCAATGATTGGGGATATGGTTGTGGAGATTGTCCAGCCTGTTTTTTAAGAAGGGATGGATATGAAAAATTTAAAGATATGTAATGGTAATTGAGAAAAAATATCATTTTTATGCTGCACACAGAAATAAAAATGCAGGTGTGAAGTGTGGTAGAATTCACGGGCACACATATTATGTTGAATGTTTTTTTAAATTTGATGAGATGGAGAATGGGATCACAATGTTGTTTAGTGATATTGATAAGATTGTTGAACCAATCATAAAGGATTTTGATCACTACTTCTTATTATGGGAGAATGATGAATTATGTGAGATGTTGGATCAATGTGGTGAGGTGTATAAAAAATTACCATTTGAGACAAGTTGTGAGAATGTTGCTATGTATTTATTCAACAGGATAAAGGGTGAAGGGAAATTACCAATATATAAGATTGAAGTTGCTGAAACTACATCAAGTAAAATTATTTATGAGAAATAAAAATGAAATATCAAATAATATGCGTAGATCCACCTTGGGATTACAAAGGACAAAAACAACATAATGGCAAAGGTGGTGATGAAACTGGTGGGGCAGCTTCACATTATCCAACTATGAAGACAAAGGATATGATTAAAGAATTTAAACATTTATTAAATAGTTGGGCTGATGATGATTGTTTATTATTTATGTGGGCTACTTGGCCGCATTTAGACCAAGCAATAGAACTTGGTAAAGGTTGGGGATTTAACTATGTCCATACTCCTTTCATATGGGATAAAATGGCTACCAATCCGGGTTTTTATACACTAACACAAACGGAAGTAGTTCTCTGTTTTAAAAAGGGTAGAATACCTAAACCAAGAGGTAGTAGAAAAGAAAGACAAATTGTAGTCTCTAAAAGGACTAAACATAGTGAAAAACCACAAGAAGTTTATGATAGAATAGGAAGAATGTTCCCATCACAAAATAAAATAGAGATGTTTGCTAGAAAAGAAAGATTAGGCTGGTCAGTTTGGGGAAATGAAATATAAAAAAATGATAATAAAAAATGATTTTGAATCTAATTAAAAGCAATCCAAAGGAGAGAAGGAAATGGAACATTGATGAGCCTGTTTTAAAGATAAGTGAATTATTTTGTAATACTATACAAGGTGAGAACAAAGTTGGGATTCCATCAACATTCATAAGGCTCCAAAACTGCACATTGAATTGTGTGTGGTGTGATACTATATCTGTATGGAGATTTGGTAATGGATATAATTTGAATGAGATTTTGAATATGTTAGAGGAGAATGATATGATTGAAAAATATAAGGGGGGACAGCATATAATATGGACAGGTGGTAGTCCTTTAATTCAACAAAAATCAATAATATTATTCACAAAGATGTTCATTGAGAGATTTGGATTCAAGCCATATATGGAGATTGAGAATGAATGTGTATTGATGCCTGATGATGAAATGATATCAATTATTGATTGTTGGAACAATTCACCAAAATTATCAAATTCATTAAATGATGATGATATGAGATATAAACCTGATGTGTTGAAATTTTTAAGTGAGTTGGATAATAGTCATTTTAAATTTGTGATTCAAGATGAGGATGATTGGTTAGAAATCAAAAGGGACTTCATTGATAATGGATTGATCAAAAGGGAACAGATTGTGATAATGCCAGAGGGACAGACAAGGGAGGAATTACAAAATCATTATGAACAAGCATTGAACATTTGTATAAGAGAGAATTTAAGATTCACTGATAGACTCCACATCACAATATGGGATAAAAAAACTGGTGTATAAAATCCACGCACATAAGAGGATATAAATAATAATAATAATAGAATAGATATGGAATATGAAATAAATTCACCTGAATGGCACTTTCAACAAATCTTACATCAATTGGGTGAGGATGTGGATAGAGAGGGGTTGATAGAAACACCAAAAAGATATATCAAATTTTTGAGGGAGTTTAGAAAAAAGGAACCATTCAATTTCACAACATTTAATAGTGAGGGAATTGATGAAATGATAATTCAAACTAATATTCCTTTTTATAGTTTATGTGAGCATCACATAGCACCTTTTCTGGGTTTTGCTTCTGTTGCTTATATTCCAAATGATAAGATTGTGGGTTTATCAAAATTGGCAAGGGTTGTTGATTTGTATGCCAATGATTTCCAAAACCAAGAAAGGATCACAACACAAATAGCAGATAGATTGAATCAAGAATTATCACCAAAAGGTGTTGCTGTATGTTTAAAGGCACAACATTTATGTATGTGTATGAGAGGTGTGAAAAAACACGATACTTGGACAACAACATCCAAATTGATTGGTGTGTTTAAAAATGATTTGGTTGTGAGAAATGAATTTTTATCTTTAATAAATAAATGATATATGGATAAGATTAAAAAGAAAAAAGAAGCCCTTTTAAAATCACTTGAAAAAAGTTTAGGTGTGATCACACCTGCCTGCAAGGAAGTGGGGATTTCAAGAAATCAATTTTATATTTATTACAATACAGATGAGGTGTTTAGAAAAGCAGTTGATGATATAAATGAAATCACACTTGATTTCGCGGAGAATCAATTATTAAAAAAAATAAAGGAGGGTAGTGAAAAATCAATTCTCTTTTATATGAAGCATAAAGGTAGAAAAAGAGGATATGATGATAAGATTCAAATTGAAGGAGATTTGAATCACAATATTAAAGTGATAAAATTGATTGGACCAGATGGAACTACAAATTCACCACACCAAAGTATTTGATGATAATTACAAGGAGTATGAAAAAGGAAAAAGATTCATCATCAATCAAGGAGGGAGTAGAAGTAGCAAGACATATTCCATCATACAATTATTGATATTCATTTCACTCACAACACCTGATATTAAAATTTCAATTGTGAGAAAATCATTTCCAGCATTGAGGGGTTCAGTGTTGAGAGATTTTGTTGAAATTATGAGTCAATTAAATTTATATGATGAGAACAGACATAATAAAACAAATCAAGTTTATTATTTCACAAATGGTGCAGAGATTGAATTTTTCAGTGTGGATGTTGCTCAAAAGGTAAGAGGTAGAAAAAGGGATATTTGTTATCTCAATGAAGCAAATGAATTGGAATTTGAAGATTTCACACAATTGAGTTTAAGAACAAATAAATGTTTATTTATAGATTTCAATCCAAGTGATACTGATCACTGGTTGTATGAATTGTTGAATGATGCAAGAAGTATATTATTAAAATCAACATATAAGGACAATATATTTTTGAGTAAAGAAATCATTACAGAGATTGAGAATTTGATCAATGTGGATGAGAATTATTACAAAATTTATGCCCTTGGTGAAAGACCCATATCAACCACCAGAATTTATTCACACTTCAAAACATATACAGATAATATTGGATTTGATGATTGGTGTTATGGATTGGATATTGGATTCAATCACTCAACAGCATTAGTAAAAGTTGGATATAGAGGTGATATAATTTATGTTGAGGAGATCATATATAAAAATAAAATCACATTGAGTGATTTGATTGAGGAGATGAAGGATAAGATTGGTGGTGATAGAAAGATGATATATGTTGATTCAGCCAGACCAGATGTGGTTGAGGAATTGAGGAGAAATGGATGGAATGCAAGTGGTGCATCAAAACAAGTTAAAGAGGGAATTGATTACATAAAATCAAAACAGATTTTAATAAATAATAATAGTTTGAATTTATTGAGGGAATATAAATTGTATAGTTGGAGGAGCAAAGGTAATTACATCTTTGATGAACCAGTGAAATTAAATGATGATGGAATGGATGCTATGAGATATGGAATATTCACACATAAGAAAAAATCTTTCAATGAATTTTATACAAATTTATATTCAGCATAAAAAAATTGATATATAGTATATGGCAGCAAATACACCAAGTTTGAATAAATTAGTTGAATTGGTTCAATTAGTTTCACAAAAACACAGAATGGTAAAGGATTTTAGATTTGGACCACTCTGGAATATGAATGCATTGAAGGATCTACAAACTCCATATCTGTGGTTAGAGGAGATTGATTCAAGCATCACAACAGGAAATCAATATCACAAAACAGGACTTTACACATTTAAGTTGTATTGTATGGATAGAATCCAAAAGGATGAAAGTAATTACACTGAAATTTTGAGTGATACTAAATTCATCCTTGATACTATTATCACAGAAATTGATCAACACCCATTATTTGTATCTTTGGGATTGAGTTTAGATGAAGCAGATATTACATTTGAACCTGTATATGAGGAGACAGATATGAATTCAAATGGGCATTCAGCACAATTCACTTTTAGATTCCCAATTAGATATACACCTTGTAATGTTCCAATTGAATCATTAGAGGGATATACATATAGTTTAAATAATAATGTATTTAATTATGCAGTAAGGGGTGTGCCTGGACCTACTGGACCACAAGGTGATTTTGGACCTACTGGGATCCAAGGACCTACTGGACCAATTGGACCAAGGGGATTCCAAGGATTTGGTGGAACAACCAGTGTTTATGGAAGTTTTTATTCAAATCAAATTCAAACTAATGCTGGACAACAAGCAATGGAGGTGAATCAAATTGCTGGTTCAAATGGAATTATCATTGATAATAATAATACAAGTATCATTGTTCCAATATCAGGACAATATAATATCCAATTTTCTGCACAAATTGATAAAACAGATGGTGGTGAAGATGATATTGATATTTGGATTGAAGTGAATGGACAAGTTGAACCTTGGAGTTCAACAAGATTGACTTTACCTAAAAATGATAGCAAGATGGTTGCTGCGTGGAATTGGATTATTGATTTGAAAGCAAATGATTCATTTGAAATCATTTGGTATAGTGCAGATTTGGATATGAGATTGTATGCAGAAAATAGTCCTCCTGCACCAGTTTCCATTCCATCAGTTATTATCACAGCATTCCTTTTGACTTATCAAGGACCACAAGGACCAAGAGGGTTCCAAGGATTCCAAGGTAATACAGGACCACAAGGGAATCAAGGTGATATGGGACCACAAGGTGATATGGGACCACAAGGTGATATTGGTGCTACTGGTTCAAATGGACAATCAACATCATATTACAATTACAAAGCAAATACAATAAATAATAGTGGTGATCCTGGTTCAGGATATATTCTTTGGGATACTGGAAATCCTGCTACAACAAAACAATTAAATATTTCACACATAAATGATGATAATGTTGATATTGATATATTTTTGGCTCTTTTGAAAACTGGTGATATTTTAATTATACAAGACCCAACTAATTCAAATAGATATCAACAATATGTTCTTACAGCAAATCCTACAATCCAAACTGGATATGTTGAGGTGAATGTGGATAATCAATTTGAGAATATCACATTCAGTGATCAGGATCCAATCACATTATTTATATTGACCCAAGGGACTCCTGGACCACAAGGTCCAACTGGTGTGCAAGGCACAACAGGACCACAAGGTGATATTGGACCACAAGGAGCAACAGGATATGAACCAATATTTAATCTTGGTAGTAATTTAAATACTTTATACTATAATGGTAATGATTTGGTTGATCCAAATTTTTCATCAATAAATGAAACTTATAGTGATGGTGATGGAATTTATATCACAAAGGGTAATTTAACTTTGGTTGAGAATATTTCATTCCCACTTGTTGATAGAATAACTTTGACTACTGAAACTATAAGTGGTGGAACAAGTTATATTTGGACAATACCTGCTGGTAATGATACTTTTGTAGGTAGAGATTCAACACAATTATTATCAAATAAAACATTTAATTTTGTTGCTATCAATCCAAATGGAATCACAAGTTCAAAGGGTGATTTGTTTTATACACAGACAAATGGTGGATTCCTAACAAGATTGGGAATTGGATCAACTGGCTCAATTTTATCAGTAAATAATGGAGTCCCAATTTGGACTTCAACCACAGCAACCAATTCTTTACCATTCATTACTGGTGGTGGAACTTTATCATATATCAATCCTGGTTCAGCATCATCAATATTGACTATTGTGAATGGACAACCATCTTGGAAATTGAGGGATTTTGTAAAAACAACAGATGGTTTAACTAATAGCAGCACAAGTAATACTTTAAGTGATAGTATTTTGATTCCAGCCAATACAATTGGTGTAGGTGATGTAGTTGAATTGAGAGCAAGAGTTAGAAAAACAAATGTATCTGGAACATTGATAGAAAGATTTTATATTGGGACTCAATCAAGTTTGAGTGGTTCTCAATTATTAGCAACATCAACAACAATGGCTGCTGCTACTAGATTTGGACAAATGACTAGACAACTTGTGGTGAAATCAGCATCATCCACTGAAATGATGAATCAGACATTTGCTGCATTAGATGATGATGCTGTTGTCTCATCATCAGCAGAAACAACATTGAATATTGATTGGACTAAAAATCAATTTTTTATGGTGGCTGTGCAGAATTCAGTTGGGACAGATACATCAAGAACATCATTCCTACAAGTAAAAATAATTGAATAATATGATTGAGATTATTAAAAATGGTAATGAAATAATATTTGGTGGTAAAATTTATGTTTATACTGGATATGAAAAAATAGATGAACTTTGTATTCACATTGGATTGGATGGTGATTACTATTGTTTTTTTGGTGGTTTATTAAAAATAAATGGTGTATTGAAAAATACATCACAAGAAATAATTGATAGTTTATGAATATTGAAAAAGTTGTAAAGATTGGTTTAGTATTATTTGGGATTTTCTTTGTGATAATTTTTTATGAGAATTACATATGCTCACATAAGAGAATTGAAAAAGAGGTGATTGTTGATACTTTGTATAAAGACACATTGAGAGTTGATACTTGTATGGTTGATTCAATTAAAACACAAATTGATTCAATAAAAAAGTATATCAAAAATCCACGCACATAAGAGGAGTAAATATAGATATATAGAATATGGATAGTGGATTGAGAAAACAACTTGAAATAGTTGGTGTTGAGGCAGTCAATTATTTGAGGAGAATTTTAGTTGAGAAGGACAAAAGGGCAAGTGGGGATTTGATTCAATCATTAAATTTCAAAATCATAAAAGATGTTGAAGGATTGATGCTACAAATTTTGGCTGAACCATATTTCCAATATGTTGATGAAGGTAGAAGGAGGGGATCATTTCCACCTGTGAAAGCCATCAAAAGATGGGTTGAGATGAAAAACATAATTATCAAAAATCAATCACTCACACAAACTGCCTTTATGATTTCAAAATCAATTGAAAGAAAAGGAATTAAACCTACAAATGCTAAACAAAAAGTGATTGATAATATTTTGATGAAAAAAGAACAAATATTAAAAAAAGGAGCAATTCAGGATATTGATGAACTATTGAATAAAATATTTTATTCACCAATTAAAAAGGAATTCAAATAAAAAATATAAATTTAAATGGCTAAAATAGCAGAGATTGTTTTATTGAAGGATGTTGATGAATTGAGTTCATTAAATGATATATGGGGAAATACAATTGCATTTGGTTTATCATCCTCAAATACATCACTCATATCTGTAAATAGTAATTCATTCAAATATTATGTTGAAGTTTCAGTTCAAACTTGTGATGATGAGAATATGAATTTTGGTGTTTTTTCAACACCACCAAGACCAAGAGATTTAAGTGGATTCCAAAATGGATATGGTGCCATATCAATTGGACCAATAATAAAATCAACATTATTCACAACACCCACTGGTGATCCTGGACAAGAAGTTTATGGGATCACACAGGCACAAATGAGTAAAGAATATAGATATCCAGATTTCAAATTTCCAGTTGTGAGATATTCTTGGTTTGGTGGATATTCATACAATCCAGATTTAAGTGTGGAAGCAATTATTGTGAATACTGCTGGGCAAGATTATCTTGGTTTTTCAATGTCTGTTCCAAATCCATTTTATACAAGTGGGCAGATTTTTGTTGTTAGCGACAATCCTTATATTAGTGGATATTTTATTGTGAATGGAAATGGATTTGGAACATATTCTTTTGCTACTACAACACTATTCACAACTGAAATGAGTTCTGCTACAAATCAAGCATTCATCACACAATATCTTTCTGCACCAGATTTATACACAGGACAAAAATATGGATTTGATGGCACACAGGACTATAAACAATATGATGTTTCTTACAATTATTTAATATTTGATCTCACATTATATAATGCACCTGATGGTGGTAATTTTAATTTCTTATCAAATTACCCAAATAGAAGGACTGGCACAAGTAGTGTATTTGGTTCTGGTGGTGGTAATTTATTAGGTGAATGTATAAGTATATCAAAAAGAGTTAGGAGAAATACATATGAGACAATTTCAGTAATTGTTGATGGTGTGATAAGCACAGGTAATAGTGTGTATGCTGAATATAAAACATATGATGCCAATTTTAGTTATTTGAATTCATATTATGTTTTGGCAAGTAATGCTCCTTTTTGTCCTGAGGGTGGAAAGTTATGTAGGATTGATTTCCCACTTGGAACAATAAATATGAATTTCCCATCTAATGTGAAATATTTTAGCATTCAATTGGTTGAGGAGACAGGTATTTCATCATATGATCCTTGGAGTGAATTGAGATATTTTTATATTGATGATATTTGTTCAATTTATGATGATAAACAATTGATGTTTAAAAATAGATTTGGAGCCTGGGAATATTTCACATTCACACAGGATAAGAAAAAAACAGACAGGATAAAAAGGAATCAAATTAAAAAGGAATTTAATTGGGGTGAAATCACAAATGGGAATATAAAAGGTTCAAGAGGTGATACTTTAATTTCAAGTGAGGTTGATGTTGAATTTACATTAAATTCAAATTGGATCAGTGAGGTTGAATTTGAATGGTTGAGTGAATTGATTGAGAGTAATGATGTTTATATTCTTGAATCATATATTGGTGAATCAAAACCATATCCTGTCCCAATTATTATTACAGATACAAATTATGAATATAAAACTGCTTATAGAGACCAAATATTTAATTTGACTCTCAATTATAGATATGCAGCACAAAAAGGAATCCAAACTCAATAATGATTCATTATCAAATTATATTGGAAAGACCAATCAATCAAGCATTGGTAGGACAGAATGATAGATGTTATGTAGATACATTTCAAGATGAAAGTATCAGTTTAAATTACAATATTGCTGATATTTTAGATTTATCAAATAAAAATTCATCATATTCAAAAACCATTAAATTACCAAATACAAAAAACAATCAACAAGTTTTTAGTGATATTTGGAGTTTAAATTATCAATATGAATTATATGGTGGTGGTAATATTACATTTTTCAATCCAAATTTGAAAGTTAAATGTTTTATATTAAAGGACAATGTGATTCAATTTGAGGGAAATCTACAATTGACTAATATTGAATATGATGTGAGTTTAGAAAATTTTGTTTATAGTGTTGTTGTTTATAGTGAGAATGATGGCTTATTCAAAACAATTGGTGAAGGATATTTAAGTGATTTGGATTTGAGTAGATATGATCACGTGTGGAATGGAACAAATGTCTATAATAGTTGGTTTGCTAATTATGGGGATGGATATTATTATCCGATGATTGATTATGGAACACCACTCACAATGACTCGTGAATTTAGAGTATGGGATTTTAAGCCAGCAGTTTATGTAAAGACAATATGGAGACAAATATTCAGTGAGGCAGGATATTCATATGTAAGTGATTTTCTTGATAGTGAATTTTTTTCACACCTGATAATGCCATATAGTAATAAAAATATTGCTGGTTCTGTGAATTTGAACTTGGGACCACAAAAACAAATCTTGGTAATATCACAAAACAATCCAGCAACATTCAGTTATGTATTATCAAATCCTGGTGCAGCAGTTGGGACAAAATATATTCAAGGACAAAGTTTATATTTGGCTGGATATATGAAGGGTGATTTCCCAAATTACAATCCAAATAATTTATACAATTTCACACAATCTTGGTATCAAAATCCCAGTAGTGGTAGATTTGCTCAAAAGATAAAAATCACAATTGGTGGTTTAAGAACAAGGTTGAATTACACAACCAATCCATATCAAACTGATCAATTTGGAGGATCCTTTGGGGATTTTAGAATTTATGTTGTGAGAAGTAAAGGTTCCACAAGTTTTGGAAATACAGCATCCGCAGCAAATATTTTTGGAATCAGCAATCCTACACCACCATACAATCAAACTTACAAAACCCTAAATTTTGCTGGTAAGAGATATTATAGTTTAAAAGACAATCCACAAGGATTGAATGTGAGTTATAGTTTAATTACTGCTGGTGTAGGTGATTGGGTTTATTCAGGCACCATTGAAACTGATTTGGTTGTTGATCCAAATACAATTGAGGAGGATGAAAAAATTATGATCTGGTTTGGATTTGATGGTGTATCTACATATAGAGGACTACCATTGAGTAATTTGATTGATGTTAGAATTACTTGTTCCCAAATGACTTTTGATGTGATATATGATGATACTATTGCTGTTGAAAATAGTGCCATAATTATGAGTAAAATCCTTCCAAATATGAAGCAGAAGGATTTTATAGCAAATATTATGAGGATGTTCAATCTTTACATTGATCCAAAAAAGGATGTTGATAGAACATTTTTAATTGAACCAAGAGATGAGTATTATACAAAATATCAATCACAAAAAGATTGGAGCCAAAAATTAGATTTATCAAAACCAATTGTAAGTGAGATAGCCAGTAATTTACAACCAAGAACAAATATTCTAACATATAAAGAGGATAAAGATTATTTAAATACAGAATATAAAAATATCACAAATACTTTATTTGGTGAATATAAATTTGAATATGAGAATGAATTCTCATCCGATGAGAAAAAGATTGAATTGATTTTTTCACCAACCCCAATTAAAAATTTGAGTGGTGCCAATCAAATGTATATTCCTCAAATATTTGGATATAATAATGGGAACCTAACAAATTTGGGTGGATTCAATCCAAGGATTTTATATGCTAAAACATTGGGTCTAACTGCTGGAGATCAATGGAGGTTTTGGAAAAATGGATATAATATTGGAACATCATCAGTTCAAAATGTATATCCATATGCATCATTTGCTGATGATCCATTGAATCCAAATATCAGTTTAAATTTTGGGACAATACAACCATTCTATCCTGGATATAATGAGACAATCAATAATTTGTATTACACATATTGGGCTAATACATTTTATGAACTCAATCAACCTGAAAGTAGAATTGTTGAGGCATATTTTAATTTGACTTCATATGATATAAATAATTTTTCATTTGCTGATATTGTTTATATGAGTGTTGATAATATGGCAGGATATTATAGGGTGAATAAAATTATGGATTATGATCCATCCAAATATGAATCAACAAAAGTTCAAATGGTGAAGGCATTGAATTACACTCTTGAAATTGATGCAGATGCTGGTGATTGTCCTGTTTCTTTACAAAAATGTTTATGTGGTCCTGATATCACAACATATCTTGAACAAATAAACACATATTATTATTCTTTAACTCCATATTTTACAATGAATTTCAATGGTGAAGTTATCACAACACCATTATCTCAAATGGGTTCATATCCACTCACATATACAGATATTGTTGATACTATAAATGGTGCTACATTTCTTGGAATGTCTGCTACATATTATCCACAATCAAGCACTTGTAGTTTAAATTTCCAAGTGGAGATGGATGAGAATGCATCATCTGTTTTTCTTGGGACTTTAAATGCATATTGGGAGGATTCACCTGGAAGCGCATATGTAGCAATTTATGTTGATTATCCTTGTGGTTCAACATTTGGAACTTGGGTTGAAGGATATAATGTTTTTTTCCTTGATTTGAATAGTGGTGTTGATCAATATACATTTTTAGATTTGTGGTTGAATTTAATTCCAGGTGCATATGGAACTGCAAGTGGGGAAGTATTGGCAGAGGGTGCATATTTACAATTAGGATGGAATTGGGTGGCTGATTGTTCAACACAAAGTAATGTGGATTCACTATATTTCACAATAGATTTAAACTCCACACAAGTTGATGAATTGGTGAGTGTGGTGAATGATAATTATGATACTGGTTGTTCTTATTTGACTTTTTGGAATACTTATGCCAATGGAGCATATAATTTCACAGCATCAACTGGTAATGATGATATTGGGGATATAGTTGATTGGGCTAACACAATATTTGGAATGTCTGCAAGTTTCCTTGATGGTGGTGGTGTTAGATTTTATTATAGACAGGATGGTGTGATATGTGATACTTGTAATAATTCTTATATTGCTAAACTGACTATGAATGATACTATTGGATCACCTGCGCCAAATTATGTTTGCTATGATTTTGGATTTGTGAGTGATATTCAACAATATCCTTGTGTGAGTGAATGTTATGGTGAGAATTTAAATTTATACATTTGTTTAAGTAATACAGATTACCTACCAGGTGGATGGACTCCAGATTTATTTTGTGATTCAACACTTCTTGCTCCTGATTCAGGTCCTGTTTATGATGAAGGTGGATTGACTTATGGTGTGAATCAAAATCTGTGTATATGTGATAGTGATAGTATTTGTTTTAATTATGAGACAACATTACCTTGTCCAGGTGGATTATACACTTTATCAAATTATATAAGTGATGCAACTGGTGAGGAACAGACTGCATTTTTATGGGAGACATTTGATGATTGTAGTTGTGAATTACAATCAATGGCAAGATTTGGATATCAAGAACAATCAACTGGTTTTAGACCACCAATGCCACTTGATAATGCACAATATCTTGGTGTGATCAATACATCAAGTGATAATTTGATAACTGCTCCAAATAATATAGTCATTGGTGAGAATAATAATGTTTATGAAAGAAATAATATCATCATTGGAGACAACAATGGGAATATTACAGGTGGATTCAATTTTGTTTTAGGACAATCAAATTCAATTGTTGAAAGTAGTAATAGTCCATCTGTTTTAATTGGTGAGAACATATACAATGAAATTCCTGGTGGATTTGTTTTTGGTAATAATATAAGTTTATATCAACCATTTGGATTGAGTGGTTCAACTGCAAGTGGGACTCAAAGTATCACAGAAAATATTTTTATAGTTGGTTCAAATTTAATATTGGGTGGTTCATCATCATTACCATCAAATACAACATATCTTGGGACAGAAAATATTATCATATCCCAAGATGGAGGATTCAATCCACCATTCATCATTAGTGATGCTATATCAACTACAAATGATCCAACTGGACAATCAATTATTAAAACTATCACTGGATATTATCCAACTTCTATAATTGCTGGTGATGTGAATATAATACTTGATAGTTATGTGAATGATGATATTCTTACAGATCAAACACCTATAATAGTTGAGGCTAATGTTAGATTAGAAGCCACCATACCTGGATTCCCACCCACTTATGAATGTGGTGTAGTATCATTATTTGGAGTATTCACAAAAAATGGTGGTAGTTATGAATTAGTTGGTAGTGTTGATAAAGTTGAAAAAAACAATTTTAGTGTTTTAGATAAATCTGCTTATTTAACAGATACTCTTGGGAATATAAATTTGAATATTGAAAGTATTGGTAGTGATTTGTGTAATTTTTATTGGGATATCACTTTTAGATATAGATATGAATAAAATCCACGCACATAAGAGGATATAAATATTAGATAAAATATATATCACAAGATGGCAAAAGAGGATATACAAATAAGGTTGAAAGCAGCATTAGACACACTTGATGCTGCACAAAGTTTAGGTGATTACAAGAAAAGTTTAAGGGAGTTAAAAGGTTTAGGTCTTGAAGTTGGGGATTCCAATAGTGAAGCATTCTCAAAGATAAGAGATGCCATTGGTGAAACTAATGATAAGATTGGGGATTTCAATGCTGTAATAAAATCAGCAAGTGGGGAACCAATTGAGAATGTTAGCAATTCATTTAGGGGAATGAAGAGTAGTTTATTATCCCTTGATATGAAATCTTTTAAACAACAATTTAGTTTATTTGGTGATAGTTTAAAAGGAATCACATCAAATTTCACAGGTGGATTCAATGCTATTGGTAATTTTAATAAAGGATTAAAGGATGGGAAGGGTGCCATTACAGCAGCCAGTGGATCATTTAAACAATTAGCAGTATCAATTGCTATGACTGGATTGGGAGCATTAGCAATTGCTCTTGTTTTGGTAATTACAAATATTGATAAAT